TAAATTAATAAAATGAATATAATAGATACATGTATTGAATATATTAATAAACATATTAATGATAATAAAAATATTAATAATAAAGATATATTAGTAATTTGTGGTCAAATTAATAAAGAACACAAAATAGAATTTGAAATAGTTTATAAAATATTAAAAAATTTATTTAATATTAAATATAAACCGATTAATTCTGATTTTGATTATAAATTAATTAGAGATTGTGAAAAATATATTAAAAAATATAAAATTCCTAAAGAATATGTTGCATTAGAAAAACATTTTATTAAATTAAGAAATTTACCACAACCAGAACAAAAATCTAAAGAATGGTTTGATTATCGATATAATAGAATTACTGCATCTGATACTGCTGCTGCTATAGATTTAAATCCATATGAACCCGTTGAAAGTTTTATACTAAAAAAAGTAGATCCTGAATTTAAATTTTTAGATAATCAAAATGTTTATCATGGTAAAAAATATGAACCAATTGCAACATCAATTTATGAATATATATATAATAATAAAGTTATTGAATTTGGTGCATTACCATCTGAAAAATATAAATTATTAGGAGCATCACCTGATGGTATATGTTCTAGTCAAACATTAGATTATAAATTTTCACCATTATTAGGTAGAATGTTAGAAATTAAATGTGTAGTTCAACGTCAAATATATACATCTGGTGAAATTATTGGTCATATATGTCCTTATTATTATTATTGTCAAGTTCAACAACAATTAGAATGTTGTGAATTAGAACAATGTGATTTTTGGCAATGTAAATTAACTGAATATAAAGATCGTAAAAGTTATTTAATAGATAAATGCGAAAATACTAGCCACACTGTTGGATCAGATGATAAAGTAGAAAAAATATCTATCAATAATTTAATTAAAAAAGGTGTTATTATAAAATATTTACCTAAAATATGGACACCCGAATTTAATGAAGATTCAATTGAATGGAAAAGTAAATTTATATATCCAACTAATTTATTAATGGATGAACAAGATTACGATTCATGGATAGCTAACCAATTATCAATAGATCAACCAGAATTTACTAATTATTATTTTGATAAAATAGTTTATTGGAAACTAGAAGAATCACATAATGTAACAATTAATAAAGATCCAAAATTTATTATAAATATATTACCAATTTTATATGACTCGTGGTCAAAAGTAGAATATTATAGAAATAATTTAGATAAATTAAATGATCTAAAAAATATAGTAAATAAAAGAAAAAAATATATAAAATTTAATACTCAAATAAAAAATAATAATAATTTAATAAATTTTTTAGATATAGAAGAGGAAAATAATAATGATAATTTTATTGATTAAAAAAGTTTAAAAATTTAATTTAAAATAATTATTTCTGTACAAGATTATATATATGCCAACGAAAGCAAATAACTCAAGTAATACTTTTAAAGGATCTAGAAAAATATCTAATACAAAAAAAAATACTAAAAAAACATCAAAAAAAAATAAGAACCTCGATACTAGTGAAGAAATGAGACAATTATTAGATTCAACCGATAATAATTATAGTCATATGAGCAAACAAACACAACATACTCAATATTCACAAATGCCACAACAAATGCAACCACAATTACAACATGTTGATCAAAAAAATATTGATTCATTAATGGTAAGTAATTTTATCCCAACTGATGCTCATGGTAAAATTAATAATGTTAACAAAATTGGTAGTTTATTAGGTGCTGTATCACAAATTAATAATCAAACACCACAATTAGAACAATTATTTGACCAATCAACAAACAATTATCAAATTTCTGATCCAATTAATCAATATAATCCAAACGAAACAATGACTCAATATAATCAACTCGAAACAATGAATCATCAAGCATTAAATCATCAATTAAATATGCAACCTAATCAACCATTTCAACAAAATCAACAATCATTTCAACAACTAAATCAACCATTTAATCAACTAAATCAACAACCAATTCAACAACCAATTCAACAATCATTTGATCAATCATTTCAAGGAAAATCTTTTACAAATTTAAATAGTACACAACCTGATATAAATACAAATATTAAAAATTTATCTAATTTATATAAAGTGCCTAAATATAAATAATTAATATAATTTAAATTCTGGAATATGAATTATTTTTTCAATTAAATATGTTTCGTTATCTATTTTAATTGGAGTATTATTATCATCTAATTTTATCTTTCCAACTGGATAATTTAATTCATAATCATAAATAACATTGGTTTTATCATAGTACCAATATACTTGTGATTTAGAATAAATATTATTATCCATTTGATAAGATGCATTAATTTTTCTTACTTTTATTTTAATAACCGATGATTCTTTTGCATTTAAACCATTATTAATTTTTTGATCATATTCTAATTTATAATTATATGCTGGTCCAATATTAGTTTCAAATAAAGATTCTTCATTAAATTGAAAACATTTATATATTGAACCCATCATATTATGAGATTTAAATATTTCACAATCTATAGCAACTTCTTTTATTGCATCTAAAAAACTAATTAATAAATTATTTTTTTTTCTAGATATTGATTCTAATTTTTCATCTGTTGTTTCTTTACCATCTTTTTTAACCATTTTATATCTATAAATATCTACTTTTCTTTCATCCATTGGTAAATCTTTATGATGACATTGACGTACTGTACGACCAATAACTTGATCTATACGACCTTCATTCCAAAATGGCTCCATTATGTGAACTTGTCTAACATTATATAAATTAATACCCTCAGCACCAGCTGGTGAAATCATAAAAACTTTTATATTTTTACCATACAAATTAAGTGGATTATTAAATTCTTTTTTATTAAGTTCTCTTTGTTCTTTTTCAATTGATCCGTGATATTCTACATAACGATGATAATCATGTTTTGAATCATTATTTTCTGAATAAGCTGCAAAACCACAAAAGTTCATATATAATTTTAAAATTTGCAAACCTTCCATTTCAACATAATTAGAATAAACTAAAACAGGACCTTTCGATTTAATAATATTAAATATTATTAAAATCATTTTAGGCGAACATTCATACATTGAATTAAATAATTTTGATTTATTTTTTTCTTTATCATAAAATTCTGTAAAATCAAATTTATATTTATTAACATATGTTTTAATATCAGTGTGAATTGTATGATTATTTTTTTTGTCTTTATCATATATATCTTTAAAATATTTAATTAAACTACTTATAAAATATTTACACTCATTTACATATGCTGCTAATTCTTTATTCGATTTTATTAATAATCTTTTTTTTTGTTCATCATGACTCTCATCAATTATATTTGCATCTTCTATTTTAATCTTAAATTTACCCGGTCTTGGTCTTTTTTCACCATCAACACGACTATTTAATTCTGGAAAAACAAAATTACATGCTTGACGTGTATAAGAACTATAGGTTGATTGTTCGTCATTAATTTTTCCTCTAGACATTCGAATTCTTATTTTGTCTTTTTCTTCTTCTATATTTTCAAAATAATTATATACTCCTTCAAAATAATCACCCATTACAATATTTTTATAATGGGTTATTTTTGTTGCATATTTATCAGGAGTTCCACCAAGATAATATGATGTTAAACCCATTATTCTTCTTTGAAACATGTTTTTATTATCTTCATTTAATGATGCAAAATTTGATGAAGATATATATAATTGACTAAATACCGCTTCACTAGTAGGAAAACTACCTGCTCTCAATAAATTATAAATTAATGCAAATTCAAATGGTCTATTTAATGCTGGTGTAGCTGATAATAACAAAATACGATTTGTAGGGTTATCCTTTTTTTCTTGTTGAATATATTCATATATTATTTGAGCACGTTTCCCCTTTTTACTTGATATATTATTATAAACATTATTTATAAATCGATGACACTCATCTATAATAAATATAAATGGTTTTGAACTATCGACATTTTTAATTTTATCTAAAAAATCTCGATCTGCAAATGGACTATCATAATGAACAAATATTAAATTCTTGAATCTATTATCAAAATTTTCTTGAGTTAACCATTTTTTTATATCTTTTAACCACGGATCTTGTTCTAATGCCGCTGGTATTAATAAAAATACATTCCATTTAGGTGTGTAATTATATAATATATTATAAATATTAATAATTGTTACTGTTTTACCAGATCCAACACCATGATAAATTAATAAATCTTTGAATGGTGATCTATAATCTAAATAAGCACCAATAAATTTTTGATATAATGTTAATTCATCAGTTAATTTTTCATTACACGGATCTTCACCGTCTTTTCTAATAATTTCTGGTAATATATATTTTTTAAAATTTTGCATAACCCATAAAGGAAATAATTGACCATTTTCATCTAATACAATATCTTCTTTTTTATACTCACCACCATTTAATATATTGGATTTAATATTATATAATATGTTGTTCATTATAAATCACATTAGAAATTTATAATCAACTATAATTAAAAATAATTTATAAATAAAATTATGAATATCGAATATCCATATTATAAATATTTTTATAAATTAGATATTAAAAAAATTAAAAATATAGTTAAAAATTTTAAACCTAATATTTCTAATAAAAAAATACTAAATGCCGAAAATTATAAAAATACATACTTTATAATTATTGATAATTATAAAGATAATTATGAATTAAATACACTCACTGATTATTTTACTGAATCAGTTCGTGTTAAATGTAAATTTGGTAACTATATTTCACCATTAGAATATTGGAACAGAAATAAATATAAATTAACAAAAATAACTACCAATTTATATGAATTAAGAGAATTAATTTTTCAACAAACTAAATTATGTAATAACTTTCGAATTTCTGTTGTTTTAACTATATTAGAAAAATTTAAATGCAACAAATATTTAGATATATCCGCTGGTTGGGGTGATCGCTTATTAGGTGCTATTTTACATAAATGTAAATTATATTGTGCTGTAGATCCAAATGAAGAATTACATACTTTATATCAAGAAATTAT